TAAATGGCTGAGATTCAGTTCCAGATGCACCCGCTGCCATCAGTATTTTTGATGGAGTTGGACATCCCGGCTGAGTTCGTTGAAGCGTGTAACAACTACCTCGATGAGCTAGTCACGCAGAAAGAAAAGATCAGCGCAGCGCATACGCTTGTCGGGCAGATTAAGCGAGGCGAGCAGCTAGTGATGGATCACAAAGATGTAAGGCTGGCACCATTTTCTCGTTTTTTATGCGAAATGGGTGTGACCTACATTAACCGTTTTATGGCTGACTCTGGACAGGTGTTAGATGGCAACAGAAATGTTGAGATGGATGAGTTGTGGTCAGTGCATAGTTATGAAGGTGATTACAACCCAATCCATGACCACGGAACCAAAACGGTGATGGGTATTAGCTGTACGACATGGACAAGGGTGCCGCCTCAAATCTTGCAGGGTCCGCGACCGGGATCACAAGAGTACGGTCTGTACAATGCTAGTGGCGAATCCGATGGTTGCCTGTGTTTTAACTATGGACAGTCAAGCACATGGGATCGAGAGCAGCTAAGACCTACACAAAATGTTGTAGTGAGGCCACAGGTAGGGCGACTCTATATGTTCCCATCGTGGATGCAACACATGGTCTATCCATTTCAAGGAGATGGTGAACGGAGAACAGTCGCCGCCAACATAAACTGTTTCCCCGTTGAGAAAGAAGGCAATCAAGGTGAGTGATTCAGGCCAAGAGGCGCTAACAGAAATTAGGGCGCATGAACGAGAATGTGTTCTGCGTTACAAAGCTATTGAAAACAGTCTGGAACGTGGCTCTAAACGCTTCGACAAAATTGAACATATGTTGTGGGGCATTTACATTGCATTGTTTTTTACCGTGTTAGTTCCCCAGGCACTACGATTTATGGAGTGACATATGGCGACTATTGATCCCGTGTCTCAGCCTCCTGCTGTTGCATGGAAGCAGGTGGCAAATCAAAAAATTGAAGAGTTAGTTTCAGCATCTAGTGGCAAGCCAGTCAAGCGCGTAACCGAGGTGCAAGAATCTACGCTGTACGAGTTGCAAGGCTCTCAATTGAAAGTCAGCAACATTGGCCTGTCCCAAAGCACCCATGATGTCTATGTATGACACTCGCATTTGCATTGATGGTGATGATCGATGGTGTGCTTATCGTCAACCGGGGCGATGAGCCGCTATTTGCATCCGTCAAGATCTGTAACGATTACGCTAGAGAGGTAGCAGAGCCATACAAAAATAGAAAAAGTCAGGTAGAAATTACTGCGTGGTGTGAGCCTCGAAAGGTTACAGATGACACGCCACTAATCTGGAAGTAGCGATGTTTGGATTTGGTGAGTCTATTGCAGTTGTTACGGGTGTACTGACAACGCTGAAATCGCTGAACGAAACCCTTGCAACGATCAGGGAATCAGGGGCAAATGCGGGTAGTTTGGCTAATCTGTTGGGGCAGTATGATGATGTCCAACAGAAGATCCAAGAGGTAGAGAAGAGCAAAGCAGGCGTTTTATCCGTAAAAGAATCGATGCAGGTACAGGTGGCGAAACGTCAGGCAGAGACATTTCATCAGCAGTTGAAAGACGCGATGCTAATGTCTGGTCAAGCGCACCAATACAACGAGATCATTAAAAGGATTGAAGACAGTAAAATTGCTCACGAACGTGCGGTTCGAGAATTGAAGACAGCAAAAGCAAAACGCAGGAAACAACTCAAAGAGTTTGCGCTTTATACCTTTATTGCTTTTATAACATGGTGTCTAGTGATGGCTGCAATCTACGTCTACATAAAATTATGAATGCAAAAAAATTAGAACCGAATTCTGACTACGCTGACTACGATGCTGATGGCGATGGCGTGGTGACTGATGAAGAGCTTGAGACAAGCAAGGAACTTCAAAGCTTACGCCTTCAGTTTGAGCGAGCGAATGCTCAGAAGACAATGGCGTGGTTCAGCCTCTGGGGCATGTTGCTGTATCCCAGTCTAGTCGTTTGTTCAGCGTGGATAGGACTGGAGCAAGCAGCAGGAATCCTGGGGGACATGGCTTCTGTCTACTTTGTTTCCGTGGCAGGTATTTTGGCGGCATTCTTTGGCGCTCAAGCTTGGTCGAATAGGAATAGCAAATGAGCATTGTCAACGCATTGATAGGGCCAGTATCTGGACTGCTCGATAAGTTCATCGAGGACAAAGATCAGAAGAATGCCCTAGCCCATGAGATCGCTACGATGTCGGAGCGACATGCTCACGAAGCACTCAAAGGCCAGTTGGAGATCAACAAAGTCGAGGCTGCTCACAAGAGTCTGTTTGTAGCTGGATGGCGTCCCGCTATCGGCTGGGTGTGTATGCTTGGACTGCTGTACAACACGATCATTGCTAATGTCCTCTCTATCTGGATCGAGGTTCCAGAGGTTGACACAACGCTGCTAGTGCCCGTCATGATGGGAATGCTGGGACTTGGAGCGATGCGCTCATATGAGAAGGTCAATCATGTGTCGAGGGAGAAATGAGTAAACTCATCGAAATGCTAAGACTTCACGAGGGTGTGCGTTACAAGGTGTACATGTGCTCTGAAGGCTATGAGACGATTGGCGTTGGCCGAAACATCTCAGAAGGTGGTTTAGGTCTATCCAAGGACGAAGTAGATTTCCTTCTGATCAATGATATTGAACGAGTGCAAAACGAGTTAGGCAGAAGCTTCCCTTGGTTTTCGGATCTTGATGAAGCTCGACGTGACGCGATGATAGACATCGCATTTAACCTGGGCTTGACCAGACTGCGGAGTTTTGTGAACGCTTTGGAAGCAATGGCGCACGGCCAATATGATGCTGCTGCCAATGAATTTATGGATAGTAGGTGGAGCCAGCAAGTTGGAAACAGAGCAGTCGAAGTAACTGAAATGATTCGTACAGGCGAGTATCAATAATGGCAAGAAGCGCACCAATGGGCGGTAAAGGCGGCGGTCAATCTGTCCCTTATCAACCAGCCGGGTTTGGTCAAAATCAGCAATTTAGTGGTGGTTTTGGCATGGGGACGGGTGGGTTTTCTCAGCCTCAGTTTGGGCAACCTCCGCAGTTTGGAGGTGGGTTTGGCGGCGGATTTGGTATGCAACAGCAGCCTCCGAATCAACTAGTGGGCATTAATACTCCCCCCGTGATGGACCAAAGAGTGAGAGACCAAAGAGCGAGAGACCCATTCGAACTCTCCCCCGGAGTCGCAATGCCGGAGATGGGGCCAAGAGCGACAACAGGCCAAGAACAATTAGATGCAGTGGCGCGGCGGCAGTTAGGCGCAGCATTCGGGGGACTTGGGGATTTTTTGAAGGGGGGTTCGCCCCCGATAGCTGGAAAGGATTACATTCCTCTCGTTCCAGAAGTCGGGGCTGGCGGTGGCCAATACGTGCCCCGAGGGGGAGCTCAAGAAAGGTTCCAAAGGGAAGCGGGTCGGATTACCGACATGAGATATCGTGGTCCAGGTCGAGTGTTACCTCCGGGTAGATTTCAGCCATTCCCTCAGCCGCAACCGCAGCCTGATTACAACCGATTACCTCAGCCTATGCCAATGCCTGGATATGGCAATTTCCCTCCCCGGCGAATGCCTGGATATGGCAATTTCCCTCCCCGGTTGCCGCCAAGGTTTCAACAACCACGGCCTCAGCCTATGCCAATGCCTAGATATGGAAATATTAGGCCAGAGCCTATGCCTGGGCTTATGCCTGGATATGGTGGGTTCCCTGGGCCTATGCCAATGCCTAGATACCAGCCTGCGTTGCCGTCAAGACTTGGCAGCCCCACGATGTACCAAGGCAGGGGCTTCACGCCAAACTATGGTGTTCCTAGATCAATGATACCCCCCCAAGAATACCAACTGTTTGATCAGGGTGGCTTGGGCGGCTTTTTCTAATAATGCCTTTAGCAAAAATACAGTTTGCACCTGGTGTCAATAAAGAGGGCACAGAGTACACGGCAGATTCAGGCTGGTTTGACTCCGACAAAATCCGCTTCCGTGAGGGAAGGGTCGAAAAGATCGGAGGATGGCAAAAGCTGGTTCAGTCAGCGTTTCTTGGTGTTGCGAGATCAATACACAACTGGGCGTCTCTTGAGTCTATAAAGTACATTGGGGTTGGGACTAACTTAAAATTTTATGTGACCGAGGGTAACACCCTAAACGACGTAACGCCGTTGCGGTCCACAACGTCAGCAGGTGACGTTACCTTTGCTGCGACCAATGGTTCCTCAACGATCACTGTCACTGACACCGCGCATGGCGCTGTTGTAAATGACTTTGTGACGTTTAGCGATGCTGCATCTCTAGGTGGCAATATCATTGCTGCGGTGCTTAATCAGGAGTACCAGATAGCCTCAGTACCGACTACAAGCACCTACACGATTGTTGCGAAAGACACGAGTGGTGCAGAGGTAACTGCAAACTCTAGTGACTCTGGTAATGGCGGCAGCTCTGTTGTTGGCGCATATCAGATTAATACTGGCCTAAATGCGTTTGTGCAAGGCACTGGTTTCGGGGCTGGTAGCTGGGGTTCTGGTACATGGGGTAGTTCTAGCAGTGTCTCTGCGTCTGGTCAGCTTCGATTAATCAGCCAAGATAACTTTGGCGAAGATTTGATCTTCAACATTAGAGGCGGCGGAATTTATTACTGGGATGAGTCATCTGGCACAGGTGCTAGAGCCATTAATGCTACAGCTTTAGGCGGGGCATCCAATGTTCCGACTGTTGCTTTACAGGTGATGGTCTCTGACATCGATCAACATGTGATTGCTTTTGGCTCAAACCCCCTAGGCTCTAGCAATATTGACCCATTGTTTGTTCGTTTTTCAGATCAACAAAATGCGGCAGATTGGACACCAACAGCAACCAATACGGCTGGTGGTGTAAGAATCAATTCTGGCTCAGAAATTATTGGTGCCTTGCAGGCGAGGCAAGAAATACTGATTTGGACTGATGCCAGTCTTCACTCTATGCGCTTTGTTGGAGCGCCTTTTACCTTTCAGTTTTCAACGTTGAGCACAGATATATCCATGATATCGCCAAAGGCGGCGGTAAACGCGAGGGGATCTGTTTTCTTCATGGATAAAGGTGGCTTTTACGTTTACAACGGATCAGTGCAACCATTGCCGTGTACGGTAAAAGAACATGTTTTTTCAAACCTGAACGAAGATCAATCGTTCAAGGTATTTGCAGCGGAAAACAACGCATTCTCTGAAGTGATTTGGTTCTACCCTGTAGGTAGTGGTAACACAGAAATAACAAACTACGTCTCGTACAACTACGCAGACAATCTCTGGTCTGTCGGCACCCTGGCGAGAGGGGCATGGGCCGGTGCTTCAGTAAGGAATAAACCGATAGCGTCAACATGTGTTGATAGTAACTCTGCGGTGAACTACTTGTTTGAGCATGAAGTGGGCCATGACGATGATGGATCAGCGATGACGGCTTTTGTTGAGTCCGGTGATTTGGAGATCGGTGATGGCGAGCGGTTTATGATGATTAGCAGGATACTGCCTGACTTTAAGTTTAGCGGTTCTACGAGTGACGCATCAGTTGACTTGACAGTGAAGGGAAGCAACTTCCCACTGGAAGACCCAAGCACTCTGGCGACATCAAGTGTCACCTCTTCGACAAAACAAAATCACATCAGGGCTAGGGCTAGGCACACCGTGCTAAGGGTGGAAAGCTCTGGCTTGGGATACGGATGGCGGCTAGGTAGCTTGAGGTTTGACATGAGGCAGGACGGAAGACGCTAATGGCAACGACAAGAAAGACAACGTTACCTATTCCTTCACCAGTCTATGATCCTAACTCAGAAGCTATCACTCGAAGAACGATTGAGCTTTCGTTAGATCAGATCGAAAACGAGGTGCTTGTTGCCAAGACGCAAGATGACAAGACCGGATCACTTGCCATGCGGCGTTTTCAGTTCCTTTTGATGGGTGCTTCGTGACAGACGTTATCAAGGTTTTGGGGCAGGCTGATGTCAGTGCGACAACCGTAACCACACTGTATACCGTCCCTGACCTGACACAAACAACCGTCAGCTCCTTGGTGATCTGTAACCGGGGTGGCTCTGGGATCACGTTTCGGGTCAGCATTCATGTCGGCGGCGCTACAGCAGATGACAAACAGTTTATTTTTTATGATGAAGACCTAGCAGCAACGACCAGTAGAACAGTTGTGATTGGGATCTGTTTAGCACAATCAGATGTCGTAAAGGTTTACGCAAGTGCAGCAAATGTTAGCTTCAATATGTTTGGAGTGGAGACCAGCTAATGATGAATCAACAACCCCCGTTCCCAATGCAGCCTATGGCAGAGCAGATGGCTCAACAAGGCAGATACGGCGACAGCATGATGGTTCACATGAACCCTATAGAGGTGGCTGGTATCGCATCTCTGTCGCCCACAGGGCAGCTCACAACTAACCCAATGACAGGACAGCCTGAAGCGTTCCTGCCCTTTATAGCTCCACTGCTGGGTAGTCTAGCGGGTAGTTCACTGGCGGGTGGCGCTTTAGCTACAAGCCTTGGGCTGGGTGGTCTGGGAGCACCAGCTATGGCAGCGATTGGCTCTGGTCTCGCTACTACAGCGGTAACAGGTGACATAAAAGAAGGGTTGCTATCTGGACTTACAGGGTTCGGCATTGGAAAAGCTTTGGGCGCTGCCAAAGATGTTGTGGGCGGGGTGACAGAAGCAACAGAGGCGGTAACTGCGGCAGAGCAGGCTTTGGCGAAAGGGACCGAAACAGCAACACAGGAGGCAGTGAAGGCTGGAACAGACTTAGCGAGCGTCGCTCAGAACCCAGTAATACAAGAACTGCAAGGTGGTGTTAAAACTGCCACAGATGCTTTAGCAGCAACGTCTCCAGCAACGACAGGAGAATTACTTACTTCAGGAGAGGGCTTGCGTGAGACAGGCAAAGCTCTGTTAACTCCCTCAGCCGCCATCCCCATAGCAATTGGTGAAGGTGAGCGAGCTGCGATGCAAGCTCAAGAAGACCGCGACCGCATGTTTGGAATGAGGTCTGCTGAAAAAGAGGAGGAGAGGAGAGCGGCAGAAGAGGCTTTGAGATCAGGAAGATTCCTCAATGTAACAGGCGAGGGATATGACAAATACAGTTACCTCGATGACAGCCCTTATTATCCCACGATGTCTGGAGGTGGCATCACCTCTATCAATCCAAGTGATTTTGCCCGTAGGCAATCGGAGCTATATGCCTTAGCTGGTGAAATGCCCCCCGTGAAAAGAATGCAGCAAGGCGGCAGAAGTGAATATGAAAGATCCATGCTGCAAAGATCGTATGGCCTTGGCGATTCAGCAGGGGCACAGGCTGCACTTAGAGGTGACGTGGTAATTACACCAGAAGAATTAGTAGGTTATAGGCCTGGATTTGACCCAGAGATTTCTTACTTTAGAGACCGACTTCCGACAGACACAGTAGAAAGTGGAGCAGGAGCAGGAGCAGGAGCAGGAGCAGGAGCGGGTGCAGGAACCGTTGTAGACCCTGATCCGTTTGGCGGCGGTACTGGTGCTACTTATCGTGATTATGATCCCAGCGGAGGCCGTGGTTCTGCGCCAACAGCAGAAGAGACGAGTATCTACGAAACTGCCAAAGAACTAGCTGGGCGCTCTAACTATGGTGGTCCGGGTGCCTTTCGCAGTGATCCAGGTCTTATGGACAGAATAAAAGATGCTAGATCTACGGTAGAAGAATACGAGAAAACATACGGCCTACCTGGCAAAGAGAGAGAGTCACGATTTGTTCAAGATAGTTACTATAGACCTACCGATACAGGTGCGGGTGAAACGTCAGTCCCTCCTCCGACGATAGTGCCACCCGCAGCCGCAGAAGATCCTATGGTTATGACACCCGAAGCCTCTGTACTTGAGTCTACGATGAGGGAGAGCTTAGAGGGTAGTGATGTGCCGGAAGGCATCGCAGAACTGATCATGGCAGAGACGCTGAAAGGTGCAGGCCCAGGTATTGATTCTGGCATGGGGGGGTATGGGTATGGGATGCAAGAAGGTAGATCCGTCCCTAACCAGCTTGGGGAAACAGGAGCTGAGATGGGCCTAGAACAGGCGCAGATGCTCCTAGACCAAGCCCGGATGGCTATACTAGGCGAGCTTCCAGAAGATGAGTCAGAGGCAATTATTAATCGCTTTATTGATGAGTTTGGGATTGAGATCTATCAACAGCTTAGGACGGCTGTTTTAGAGCAAGTCGTTCCTAACTCACAGAAAGAAGGGCTGATCGAGGGAGAAGGTGGAGGCATGGATGACATGGTGCCCGGTATGATTGGTGGTCAACAACCTGTCGCTGTATCTCCGGGTGAGTTTATTGTCCCTGCGGATGTTGTTTCTGGTCTAGGCGACGGAGACACGAATGCTGGTGCCGAAGACCTTGAAGGCATGATGGATCGTGTTCGTATGGAAAGGACGGGTACAACGCAACAGCCGCCGCCGATAATGGCGAAAGGAGGTCAGGTACTTCCAGCATGAACCCACTATTAGATTTTGATTCTTCAGGTATTAAAGACATATCTCGTGAGCCTAAAATTAAACGGCGTAACGAGCCAAGGGAAATTACCCACACCATCACGATGGTGCCTCCCAACTACATCAGCACAATGTGGCCGGATGTGAAGCATCAATTAGGTAGAGCCGTTGCAAGGTCGCACGGTAGGTGGAGTTTAGAGTTTCTCTATGTTGCCCTCTTAGAGGGGAATCAACAGTTATGGCTTGCGTTTGATGATGACAAGCAGGTTGATGGCGTGGGTACAACTGAGGTTTACCAATACCCAGAAAAGAAAATGTTGGCGATACAGTTTTTAGGCGGCGACAGATTTAATGATTGGGTTTGGGAAATGCTAGATAAGTTTAAGTCTTTTGGCAAAGACACCGGATGCTCTGGAATTGAGGCAACCGCTAGGATGGGTTTTTGGAAATGGCTACAGCAAGACCAATTTGAGCGGTCATACGTTGTATACGAGAGGAGTTTAGAAGATGAGTAAAGGTGGTGGCGGTGGTGGCGTACAAGAAAGTACCGTAACTCAAACAAATCTTCCAGAATATGCGCGTCCTTATTTCGAGGACATGCTCAAGCGAAGTGTTTATGAAAGCACACGCCCCTATGAGGCGTTTCCCGGTCAAAGGATAGCTGACTTCACCCCCGCAGAAAGAGCTGGCATGGCTGGCTTTCAAGAGATGGCAGGGATGGGTTCACCACAACAAATCAAAACTGCGACAGATATTGCCACTCAAGTAGGCTATCAGGATATTGGTAGCGGCATGGACATTGCACG